AATAACAAAGGATATAAGGAAGTTGGTGAAGATTTCATGCTAGCAACTGCTGCAGATATCGTCGCAGATCCTTCTGCACCTGATGCTTTCGTTCAAGGAATTATGGAAGGAAAAGAGTGGGTATGGGATGGAGGTATCCTTCGTGAAAAACTTGCAGAGCAAACGAAGAAAAGAATTGATCATCTTGTAAATCAAAGAAGATTGGAAGAGAATAAAATTAAATTATTTGATGATTTTATCAATTCATTGTAATTTCTTAAATTATAAATAAATATAGATTATAACTAAAGGTTAATCGGAGAGTTCAAATGTCTCGTGGCAACAATTTACAAGAAATGGAAGTAGGCACTAAGCAATCCAAAACCGCTGTTAATGCAGGTGCTAAACCAGCAGAAGCGGCAGGTAAAAGTGCTACTCCAGTAGCAACCCCAGGACAAACTGGTGGTTGGGAAGATCTTGGTGGTCCTACTCCAGAAAATTATCGTCCAGATGATAATTCTGCAGAATTAAAGACACCTGGAAAAACCCTCAAGACTGTTAGCAATGTAGTTAATAGAGGTGCTGGTGCAGCTGATCCAATGAAGAAGCTTGCTTCTGGTGCAGTTAAGGAAGAGACCGAAGAAGATGAAGATCTCGTCGATGAAGTAGAAGAAGAGGAAATCGAAGATACCGTTTCTGAAGCTAAAGGCGAAGATGAAAAAGATGATGAAGAAGATGATGAAGAAGATGAGGATGAGGATGAGGATGAAGACGAGATGAAGAAAGAAGAGTTTGATATCGAAGAAGATGTCAATGCTCTTATGAATGTAACCGAAGAGGAAGAACTCTCCGAGGAATTTAAAGAAAAAGCAAAAACAATTTTTGAGTCTGCACTTCGCTCAAAGGTTTCCGAGATTCGTGAGTCTCTGGAAGTTAAGTATGAGCAAAGACTCATTGAAGAAGTCGAAGAAATTAAGGCAGATCTTCAAGAGCGTGTAGATTCTTATCTTGAGTATGTTGCAGATGAGTGGTTATCTGATAATCACCTGTCTATTGAAATGGGTCTGAAGGAAGAACTCACTGAGTCCTTCATGACTGGTCTGAAAGGACTTTTTGAAGATCATTATGTATCAATCCCTGAAGATAAATATAATGTGCTTGAGAGCATGGTAGAAAAACTTGATGAAATGGAAGAAAAACTCAACGAGCAAATTGAGAGAAATATTCAACTCAACAAGCGTCTCTCCGAGTCGGTTGCTGATAGAATCTTTGATGAGATTTCAGAGGGCCTCGCTGCCACTCAGAAAGAAAAGCTCGCTTCACTTGCCGAAAGTGTTGAGTTTGAAGGTGAGCAAGGATATCGTGAAAAGCTGGAGACTTTGAAGGAATCATATTTCCCTTCAAGAGCAGTTGCTCCAACTGCAACACCTGAAACCATCTCTGAATCGGCAGATTTCACCCCTGAGTTCCACTCAGATTCGATGGCTGCTTATCTGAGAACACTTTCAGCAGTTGCAAAACGCTGAATTTAATATTAAATCAAACAAAACAAACACATTACAAAGGTAAAAGCAAATGTTCCAATCTGAGCATCTGCAGGAAAAGTGGGCACCACTTCTGAACTATGAGGGTCTTGACCCAATCAAAGATTCGCACAGAAGAGCTGTAACCGCAGTCCTGCTCGAAAACCAAGAAAAGTTTTTAAGAGAAGAGCAATCATTCTCTAATGGATTCCTCACCGAATCGCCAACCAACGATGCTGGTACTGGTGGTTTTGGTGGAAACTCGCCTGCAGGTGGTCCTGTAGCAGGTTTCGATCCAGTTCTGATCTCCCTGATCAGACGTGCAATGCCTAACCTGGTCGCTTATGACCTCGCAGGCGTTCAACCAATGAGCGGTCCTACTGGACTGATCTTCGCAATGCGTTCCCGCTACGCCAATCAAGCTGGAACCGAAGCATTCTTCGACGAAGCAAATACTGCATTCTCTGGTCAGAGTGCTTCGTTTAATAATGTTTCTGGTATGACCAGTGCTACAAGTGGTATGGGAACCACGGCACAGTCTGGATCCAATCCAGGTCTGCTCAACCCAACTGCAACCGCAAGTGAGACTGGCTACAACGTCGGTCAGGCAATGGTAACTGGCGATGCAGAAGGTCTGGGCGACAACACTGGTGCATTCAACGAAATGGCTTTCTCAATCGAGAAAGTTCTGGTTGAAGCAAAGTCAAGAGCACTGAAGGCAGAATACAGCCTTGAGCTTGCACAAGACCTTAAGGCAATCCATGGTCTGAATGCTGAAGCGGAACTCGCAAACATTCTCTCTACCGAGATTCTTGCTGAGATCAACCGTGAAGTTATCAGAACCATCTATAAGGTTGCTGAACAGGGTGCTGCAACTAACGTTGCAACTCAAGGTGTATTCGACCTCGACGTTGATTCCAACGGTCGTTGGTCAGTTGAGAAGTTCAAAGGTCTTCTTTTCCAAATCGAGCGCGACGCTAACGCAATCGCACAAAGAACTCGTAGAGGAAAGGGTAACGTTATCATGTGTTCTGCTGACGTTGCTTCTGCTCTGAGCATGGCTGGTGTTCTCGATTACACCCCTGCTCTGAATGCAAACCTGAACGTCGATGACACTGGTAACACCTTTGCTGGTGTTCTGCTCGGTAAGTTCCGCGTATATATCGATCCTTATGCTGCTAACGTTGCTGCTCAGCAGTATTACGTTGTAGGTTATAAGGGTTCCTCTCCTTATGATGCTGGTCTGTTCTATTGCCCATACGTTCCTCTCCAGATGGTTCGTGCCGTTGGTCAGGACACCTTCCAGCCTAAGATTGGCTTTAAGACCAGATATGGTCTTGTTGCTAACCCATTCGCTGAGGGTCTTGATCAAGGTCTGGGTCGTCTTAAGACCAATTCTAACCGTTACTACAGAAGAGTACAAGTTAGAAACCTTATGTGATCTCATTCACATATTTTCAGAGGGTCCATTTGGACCCTCTTTTTTTATGAAAATCAAATAAATACTTATAAAAAATATGACTAGAAATATTTACAGTAAGCAGATAGAAAACAGAAACTTTCTATCTCCTGTAGGATTTATATTTACCTTGACTAGATCTCCTAAAATTGCATTCTTTTTAAATAGTGCAAATATACCAGATATAACTTTAGGAATAGCAGAACAACCAAATTACCTCAGAACTCTTCCACAACCTGGAGATAAAATGGAATTTGGAGATTTGAACCTTAGATTTATTGTTGATGAAAATTTAGAAAATTATATGGAAATTCAGAATTGGATGCGAGGACTTGGATTTCCAGAATCATTGAGTGAAATTTATAAATTACAAAGATCTCCTGGTGATACTTCAGTCAATAATGAAATAAATGAGATGTTATCTGTTTATTCTGATGGAACCTTACAAGTTTTAAACAGTAACCAAAATTTCAATTTCAATGTAGTTTTCAGGGATATGTTCCCTTATTCGCTTTCTTCGTTGGAGTTCGATGCCACAGATGAAGATGTTGAATACTTTACAGCAGAAGTCTCATTCAAGTATACTATGTATAATATAGTAGATAAACGAGGGGCACCACTGTGAGTATAGATTTGGATACTATCCAAAAAATGTGGGAACAAGATTCCAAAATGGATATGGATAATTTACACGTAGAATCGTTAAATATTCCAATACTTCATTCAAAATATTATAGTCTTTATAATGAACTTCTTCTCCTAAGAAAAAGAGCGGATCAACAAAAAAGAAATATTCGTCATGAAAGATATGAATATTATTCTGGAAAGGCGGATCCAGAAGTATATCAAGAAGATCCATTCCCCAAAAAAATAAGAGATAAGGATACTCTACAAAAATATTTGGATGCAGACGAAAGATTATCTCAATCTACTTTGAAAGTTGATTATTATGATGTAATGCTTTCTTATATTGAAAATATTTTAAAAATGATTCATAACAGAACTTATCAAATTAAGAATAGTATTGAATTTATGAGATTTCAGTCTGGACTTGGGTAATAAATATTCATAGCAATAATTTATGCTATGAGTGACGTAGTAATATCAAAAAAGAATGAGGTTTTCATCAAACTTGAATGCGAACCTCATATTTTATATGAACTTCAACCATATTTTACTTTTGAAGTAGAAGGTGCGAAGTTTATGCCTCAAATGAGAAATAGACACTGGGATGGAAGAATACGATTGCTATCCGTCCATAACGGAGAAATTTATGTTGGACTCATAGATAAAATAGCAGAAAAATTAAAAAGTCACGGATATAATTTTTCGTTCAAAAATAATAAGTATTATGGACTCCCATATGAAATCAATGAAGAGATTTCTTATGAAGGAGTAAAAGATTATATGAATTCTATTTGTGCTCATTCTCCACGGGAGTATCAAATAGATGGAGTATATGATGCTCTACGGCATAACCGAAAGTTATTGATAAGTCCCACTGCATCAGGAAAAAGTCTGATGATTTATTCCCTCGTGCGATATTATGTGGATAAAGGGAAAAAAATTCTTTTAGTTGTTCCAACGACATCTCTTGTAGAGCAGATGTATAAGGACTTTGAAGATTACGGATGGGATGCTGGTTCATATTGTCACAAAATTTATGGAGGAAGAGAAAAAAATAATACACACCCAGTAACTATTACTACTTGGCAATCAATTTATAAACTTGAAAAAAGTTTCTTTGAAGACTATGAGGTTATTGTAGGTGATGAAGCGCATCTATTCAAGAGCAAGTCATTAATTAATATAATGACAAAACTTCATCATGCAAAATATAGATTTGGATTTACTGGAACTCTTGATGGAACTCAAACTCATAAATGGGTTCTTGAGGGTTTATTTGGACCTTCATATAAGGTAACTAAAACATCAGAATTGATGGAACAAGGTCATCTTTCTGCATTAGACATTAGATGTATTGTATTAAAGCATAAACCTCAAAAATTTGAAACTTATGAAGATGAAACTCAATTTATAATTACTCATCAAAAAAGAAATAACTTTATAAAGAATCTTGCTTTAGATTTAAAAGGAAATACTTTAGTATTATTTTCTAGAGTTGAATCTCATGGAGAACCTTTATTCAATCTAATAAATAGTTCTGCGACTGGCAATAGAAAAGTATTCTTTGTTCATGGTGGTATTAGTACCGATGAAAGAGAACAAGTAAGAGCAATTACGGAAACTGAATCTAACGCAATAATAGTTGCTTCTTATGGAGTTTTTAGCACAGGTGTAAATATTAAAAATTTACATAATGTTATTTTTTCATCTCCTAGTAAATCTAGAATTAGAAATCTTCAAAGTATAGGTAGAGTTTTAAGAAAGGGGAACAATAAAACAAAAGCTGTTCTTTATGATATTGCAGATGATTGCATTTACAATTCAAGAAAAAATTATACTTTAAATCATTTTATAGAGAGGATTAAAATATACAATGAAGAGAATTTTAATTACGAAATAATTACTGTAAATTTAAAGCAATGATGGAAGACGATTTTTATGCAACATTAAAGTTAATTTCTGGGGAGGAGATATTTGCAAAAGTTTCTCCTTCTTTTGAAAAAGATAAAACAATTCTTCTTTTGTCCAATCCTATAGTAGTTTCTAATGTTCAGACTAGAAATGGATCTGCATATAAGATTGAACCTTGGTTAAAGACAACAAAAGAAGATATGTTCATTATAGATATGGAAAAAGTCCTAACTATAAGTGAATCTAATGATATAGAGATGATAACAATGTATCAATCCTATATTAGAAAGTTCTATAATTTAAAAAATAAAAAACCCAACATATCCAAAAGAATGGGATATATCGGGAATGTAAATGATGCTAAAGAGCTCTTAGAAAAGATCTATAAGAATCTATAGTTATTAAATTGATCTTGAAACCTGACAAAGGTAATTATATCCTGTTTCAGGGG